GTTTGAATGTTGCTGAACTACAATATGTTGTGTACAATTAAAGAAAACGATATTGAAAGGAATGTAAAAAATGGATTTATTAAAGTATATTGATACCCAGTTATCAAGAATCAGGCAGACCAAGAAAAAGTATGATGAAGCAATCGAAAAGGTCAACAAGAGTTATTCCAGTGAATATGTACTGTATGGTGGTATTCAGGTGCATTTGTCCCCGGAACAGATTGAAGTCAACAAGGCAAACGGAAGGGAAATTGTTGGTAAGTTATTGGAAGAACGTGATGCAGAGGTTCAGAAAATTGTTCAGGAAACAGAAGAAACCCTTGCAATAGAAAAAAAGAGAGCAATTCAGGTATATGCTGCTGCTGAACCAGTTCCAACGGATGAAGATTTCAGACGTGTTGAACAGTTGAAAGAAGAATACAGTATCAGTGGAGATATGGTGAACGTCGGGGAACTTACCGCTGATATGGATTTCCATGTTGAAAATGAAACAGTGTATGCATTTGCATATTATTTACTTGCAAAAAGAACTATTCAGAAAACACCTGAATCAGAAAGAATCTTACAGGAAACGTACACCAAAATATTCCCGCAGATTCAGGTTAAGGCTGATGAATTGAAAGCAGTGGAAGATGCAATCAAGGTATTCAGGTCGCAAGTCATCCTGTATAAATTTGCTGCAAATGAGAATGTCAGCTTTGAGGAAAGCGTGAGAATGAAGGTAGAACTTCAAAGCCTTGGCTATTATGAAAATTTACAAAAAAATGCTTAAATAGGTGTTAAATGTAGCGGTGAAGGGTGCGGTGTGAAGCTGCACCTTTTATTGTTTGGAAAGGAATGGTGTCAGGTGTTAGATATAGAAACACTTATGAAGGAACTGACCAATGTTTCACTGGAAAAGCAGGAAATTTTAGAACGGGAAGCGGAAATCAAGAGCCAATTATTTCAGGCAATGAAAAAGCAGAAGGTCAGCAAACTGGAAACATCCCGGATTGTTGTGAATTATGTGGATGCGTTTATCAGGAACGCTGTTGATTCAGAAAAATTGAAAAGGGAATTTCCTGATGCTGCTGCAAAGTGCATGAAGTCAACACCAATAGATGCTTATGTGAAAGTGCGGGTGATTGGTGGATGAATGAACAGTTAAAGGTGGAATATATTCAGGACAGTGTGACCGTATACCGGGAAATGACCCAGTTGGAACTTGCTGATTTGCTTCTGAATGGTGATATTTTGCTATTAAGTGTGAATCAGCAGAAAATGGTTTATATACGGAAAAAGAAACGTAGGCGGTAAATTCTCCACATATGCAAAAACGTTACTATATGGCGGTTATATGAGTAAAGGAAGGTGAAAAAATGTTGTATAGAAATTGTGGTTATCCAAGAAAATTCAACATAAAAGGAAGTAAGAAATTGTTAAAACATTTTAAGTCACATAATAAATCAATGAGAGTGGAAGTGAATAATAGGTTGTCTATGGATAACAATGAACGATTCAAAAATGTAGCAATGGGGTACATGATTCAGGTGGAAAGATTGTGGGCGGTATATGGCAAAGGGCTTGAAGGAAATCTTCAAGAAAATCTTGAAATGATAAAGTCATCCCCAATTTTGACAGATAGGTTTAAACAGGCAACTGCATTGATAAAGAAAATTCAGCAGATATTAGTTGATTTGCAAGGTATATCAGACAAGTACAATGTTCATCTACACAATAGCCTTTATTGCAAAACTATGATGATTCTGTATGCAAGGAAATTGGAAGGCATCATTGCGGAAACAGATGCTCTTGTGAAAGCGGGTGCAACCAGTGAATAAGAACATTGAAGTGATAAATGAAAACCTTTGGGTGGTCAATAGTGCATACATAAAAATGGGATATATCCATGAACTTGTTCCCTTAACAGAAGGTATTACCAGTGAAAACCCATACATATCCTTGACCAATGACGGAATACTGATTTTGAAAAAAGAATCGGAATTTTACCCAATTCTGAAAAATCTGATGCAAAGAATCATGGGTCACAGTGATGAACAGTTGACCTTTGCAGTGGATAAGATGCAGAAGGTGTCAGAACTGGATGCGTATGAAACAATGTATCTTAATGTATTGGAATGGGAAATAAAAAGACGGTGTGTGAAGGCTGAATATTTATCAAGCCAACCCAAACCAACATTCAAAGATAAAATTATTAAGTGGATAAGAAAGAAGGTGAAAAAATGGCATCTATTCAAACAGGGATAGAACTAAATGACCAATTTACAGGTGTGTTGTATGGTATTATCAATTCTGTTAATCTTGCAGTTTATAGTATGCAAGAAATGCAATCAACAATGGATACACCAGTAGAAAGTACAATGTTAGACGGTGCAATAGAGCAGATAAATCAAGCAACAATGCTTGCAAATGAGTATCAGAATGCATTGGAGGATTTGCGTGAAAATGCAGAAAATGGAATTTCTGTACCAGTAATTACACCAACTGGTGAAGCAACTCCCCCTGACCCGGTTGAAATCCCGGTCACATGGAATACAGACGGTTTGGACGTGTTCACTGGTTCAGGGATTGAACGATTTCAACAGGAAGTTCAAAGTGCAAATGATATGCTGAACATTTTGAACGAAACACAGACCCAAATAGAGCAGACTGCAAGCAGTATGGATATATTACCTGACAGTGCAATTCAGGATATAAATGCAATCGGTCAGAGAATACAGGCAGTTCAGACAAGGATTCAGCAGATTGAGAACAACCCGCTGAATGTCGGGACGGATACTGCAAATGCTGAATTGGAACAATTACGGTCACAGTTGAATCAGGCAATTCAGGAACAAAACGAACTGAACGCAGCTATGCAGAATATGGATGTATCTGCTGCAAATGACGCTTATTTACGTCTATCACAGACGGTATCAAACACTGAACGGTATATTAGGGATAACGTTGACGAACAGGGTAGCTTCAATCAGGAAATCAATGAAGGTGTTGCACAGGCTGATAGTCTGATGAACGCAATCAAAGGTGCGGTTGGTGCATATGTGAGTATTCAGGCGGTTGGTAATGCACTGAACATTTCAGATGAATTAGCAACAACAACTGCAAGATTGGATTTGATGAATGACAATCTGCAATCCACACAGGAACTGACCAATATGGTATATGCAGCGGCACAGGATGCAAGGGGTTCATTTGGGGATATGGCATCTAATGTTGCTAAACTTGGAACACTTGCGGGTGATGCGTTCAGCAGTTCGGCAGAAATAGTTGCATTTGTCAATCAGTTGAATAAGCAGATGAAGCTGTCAGGAGCATCCACAGAGGAAGCAAGTTCTGCAATGTTGCAGCTTACACAGTCCTTAGCAAAAGGAACATTGAATGGTGATGAACTTACTTCTGTCATGGAAAACGGTTCAATGGTAATTCAGACTATTGCTGATTATATGGGGGTCACGCAAGGTGAAATTAAAGACCTTGCAGCAGATGGTCAGGTTACATCTGATATTATCGTTGCAGCAATGCTTGGAGCAGCAGATAAAACCAATGCAGCATTTGCATCATTACCGCTAACATGGTCAGATATTTGGCAAAATGTAAAAAATGCAGCATTAGTTGCGTTTCAACCTGTATTGCAAAGAATAAATGACTTTGCAAATAGCATGGTTGTTCAAAACTTTGCTAATAGTGTGATTGAAGCAATGGGAATCCTTGCAAATATCCTTCTGAATGTGTTTGATTTGGTGGTGTCAATCGGTACTTTCATAGGTAATAACTGGTCAATCATTGCACCTATCGTATATGGCATTGTGGCAGCACTCACAGCATATATTGCTATTTCTGCAATTGTGGCAGCAATTAACGGTGTCATGGCAATGGCAGAAGGTGTCAAGGCTGCTGCTCAAATGATGGCAACAGGTGCAACATTTGCAGAAACCGCAGCACAGCAAGGTCTTAACGCTGCACTGATGGCTTGTCCTCTAACTTGGATTATCATGTTAATTATCGCACTTATTGCAATTATCTACGCAGTGTGTGCGGCTATTGCGAAAATGACAGGTGTTGCAAATAGCGGCTTCGGTGTCATCACTGGCGGTATCAACGTGGTTATTCAATTTTTTAAGAACTTGGGCTTGTCCGTTGCGAATATTGCACTTGGTATTGGTAATGCGATTGCGGCACTGGGGTCAAACATTATGACCGCATTTCACAATGCGATTTGTTCGGTTCAATCGTGGTGGTATGGATTACTTGCCACTGTTTTAGACGTAGTTGCGGGTATTTGTGAAGCACTGAACAAACTTCCATTTGTAGAATTTGACTATTCAGGTATCACATCCGCAGCAGACGAATATGCAGCTAAATCCGCAGAAGCAGCCGGAAACAAGCAAGATTACCAGTCAATCAGTGATGCGTTCAATGACGGGTTCAGCACCTTTGATACATTTCAGGACGGTTGGGCTTCTGATGCGTTTGATG